GCTGGTATGTTAGATGTAGTAGGTTTTGATACGACAACACCTTCCGTGATGTCGGATTTTATCAGAGAAAATTTATAGTAACAAATAAGTAACAATAAGGAATAACAATGAATCAAGGTACAGTAAAGTGGTTCGACGCTAAAAAAGGATATGGTTTTATATCTGATACAGCGACGGAAAACTCAAAAGATTATTTTGTACATTTTTCCGAAATTCAAACAGATGGCTTTAAGACTTTAGCAGAAGGTCAAAAAGTCGAGTTTGAAATCGGTGAAGGTACAAAAGGTGCTGTTGCGAAGAACGTTAAATCAGCAACAGAATAATAAATAAAATTTAACATAAAAAGTTGGGTTGTTTTTATAACAACCTAATATTTATTATTGTCAAAGGTTATACCAATGACAATTAACTAATAACAAATAAAAATAATAATAATAAGGAGATAACAAATGGATATTGAAGCCGTACGAAAGCGATTAGCACAGTTACAAACTTCAAGTACTCGCACCACAAACTTGTGGAAACCTCAACCCGGAAAAACACAAATCCGAATTTTACCATACAAACTAAATACAGATACGCCGTTTATCGAGCTATTTTTTCATTATGATTTAGGTGGAAAGTCTTATCTTTCACCAATCTCATTTGGTCGTCCAGACCCGATTGAAGAATTTGCCGAGAAACTTAAATCTTCAGGAAATCGTGAAGATTGGCGACTTGGAAAGAAATTGGAAGCAAAACTCAGAACTTTTGCACCAGTTGTAGTTCGTGGTGAAGAAAATCAAGGATCTAAGTTTTGGGGTTTTGGTAAAACAGTATATCAAGAACTATTATCAATCATAGCAGATCCTGATTATGGTGATATTAGTGATCCAGTAAATGGACGAGATGTAGTTGTTGAGTTCAAAACAGCCGAAGAAACTGGAGCATCGTTTCCAAAAACTTCTATTCGAGTTAAACCGAATCAAATACCAATCACAGAAGATAAAGCAGTTCTAACTACTTTACTTGATGATCAAAAAGATATACGAGAAGTATATAACGAGTTAAGTTATGACGAACTTGCAGAAGCTTTAGGAGATTGGTTAAACCCAAGTGAAGATGGAGAAGAAAAATCATCCAAAAGTGATCCAGTTCCAGCATCAACATCAACATTAGCAAGTGCAACAAGTAATACTACTAATGTTAGTGATGCATTTGATGATCTGTTTAATAAGTAAATAAAGGAGACATATATGTCTGTATCAGCAAAAGACGAACTTGCACAAGTTCTTGCCGATAGTCTTAATAAACAGTTCAAGGATACAAAGGTAGCTTATTTTCTCGATGGTTCTAATGCTACTCCAACTGATATCAAGGAATTCGTATCTACTGGTTCATCTGTATTAGACCTTGCAATTTCCAACCGTCCAAACGGTGGAGTTGCAGTTGGTCGTATTACAGAAATCAATGGATTGGAATCAAGTGGTAAATCTCTAATAGGAACTCACATTCTTGCTGAAACTCAGAAAAAGGGTGGTGTTGCAGTCTATATAGATACTGAAACATCAGTTAGTAGAGAATGGTTAGAAACTATTGGTGTAAATGTTCAAGACTTGTTATATCTTCATGTCGAAACCGTTGAAGATATATTCGAATGTATTGAAAGTATCATTAGTAAGATTAGAGAATCAGATAGAGAAAGGTTAGTTACAATTCTTGTAGATTCACTTGCAGGAGCATCTACCAAAGTAGAAATGGAAGCCGACTTTGAGAAAGACGGATGGGCAACGAGTAAAGCGATTATCGTTTCAAAAGCGATGAGAAAGATTACTCAAATGGTTGGTCGTGAGAGAATAGCTCTCGTATTCACCAATCAACTCAGACAAAAACTCGGAGTAATGTTCGGTGATCCGTGGACTACTTCTGGTGGAAAAGCATTACCATTTCACTCATCAACTCGTATTCGTTTAAAGAATATGGGGCAAATTAAAGATACAAGTAAAAATGTATTAGGTATGAAGTGTAGGGCACAGATTATTAAAAATCGCTTGGGTCCTCCACTTCGTCATGCTGACTTTAACTTATATTTCGATAGTGGTATTGATGATAAGGGGAGTTGGTTACAAGTATTAAAAGACCACAAACTTCTAAAGATTGCAGGAGCTTGGTATACCTTGAATTTTGAAGGTAAGGATATCAAATTTCAATCTAAAGATTTTGAGAAAAAATTAGAAGAAACTGATGGACTCCAAGAACACTTGTATGACCAAATCTGTGATGCATCTATACTAAAGTATCAATCAGCCGATTTAGGTATTGATGATGTAGTATATACAGATGAAGTAGTCGGTGATGAGTAATGAAAAATACCTTTCTATTCTCGATGAGATAAAGAAACACGGCGGCGATGTAGATTCAACAAATCCCAATGAAAAAATACTGATAATAGATGGCTTAAATACCTTTATTAGAGTGTTTAGTGTTATACCAACTACTAATGATGATGGAATTCACATTGGTGGAATAGTTGGTTTTCTGAAATCAGTAGGTTACGCTATAAAAATGTTGGCACCCACAAGAACCATCATAGTATTTGATGGTAAAGGTGGGAGTAATCGTCGCCGTAAAATTTATCCAGAATACAAGGCAAAACGAAGAACATCAAAAATCCGACTCAATCGTGTAAACGATTTTGAGAATATAGAAGATGAGCGTCATTCTATGATGATGCAACTATCTCGTTGCGTTGAATACTTAGAATGTCTGCCAGTATCTATCCTTTCCATTGATAGTGTAGAGGCGGATGATGTTATTGCCTATGCTGCAAAACAACTCTTACCGAAAAGTAAGGTTACAATCATGAGTACCGATAAGGATTTTTTGCAGTTAGTAGATGATAGAATATCTGTGTGGTCGCCCACCAAAAAGAAACTATACAAACCTGATATGATAAAAGAAGAATATGGTGTAACACCCAATAATCTTTTAATGTGTAGAATTTTTGACGGCGACCAATCAGATAATATAAAAGGGGTATTGGGTATAGGAACTAAAACTCTCGTAAAGAATTTTCCTGATCTTAAAGATGGTGTCCATTATTCAGTAGATGATATTATCAAAACAGCAGAAAGTAAGAAAGATAGTGGTGATGGTAAATTTTACAACACTATTTTAGAACAAAAAGATACTATGCATATGAACCATAGATTAATGCAGTTACAAGAAGTAGATATAAGTGGTTCAGCAAAACTTAAAACAAATAATATCGTAAATGGTAAAATACAAGAATTAATAAAATCAAAATTCCAAACAATGTTTATAGAAGATAGGATGTTTGGTGCATTACCTAATATGGATAGTTGGTTAATGACAGTTTGGGCAAAACTTAATAGATTTGCGAAGATAAACAATGGGTAGAAAAAAGAAATATTATACTAAAGAAGAAAAACTTGAAGCTCAACGAAAGTGGCAGATGGACCACTATGAGCGTAATAAATCCAAAATTCTCAAGAAAGCTAAAGAACGATATAGACTAAAAAAGATAGAAGATAGACGAAAGGAAAAAAGGAGAAAAATGTATGGGGAGCAGTAAACTAATCAACGGAGATTGTTTAGAAGAACTGAAAAAACTTGATGATGATTCTATAGACTTACTCTGTACAGACCCACCATACGGATATGGATTTATGGGGAAACATTGGGATACATTCCAAGAGAAAAAATCTACAAAATCTCAATCAGTAGGTTGGATGAGTCCTGGTATGAAGAAATCCACATATGGGATGAAAGAGTTTTTTGTTCCTATTTGGGAAGAGGCATTAAGAGTATTGAAACCAGGAGCATTCTCATTCGTTATGTCTGCACCAAGAAGTGATGTTCAAATGGTTATGTTACAAACTTTACAAGAATCAGGATTTGATGTGAGTTTCACACCAATTTATTGGACATACGCTACAGGTTTTCCAAAGGCTATGAATATAGGTAAGGCGGTAGATAAGAGATTGGGTAAAGAACGAGAGGTTATTGGAGTGAAGAAACGAGGTGATGTAGAAGAAGCCAAGAAACGAGGAACTACATTTACTCAAGCAGAGGCTAACCAAAACAACAAAGATATATTTGGATATGGGGAAGAAGAAATAACATCAGGACCAGCATCAGACGAAGCCAAGAAACTTGATGGAAGTTACGCAGGATATCAACCAAAACCAGCAGTAGAAGTGGTGATTGTGGCAATGAAACCATTAGAACAAAAAGGTTATTTAGACCAAGCACTTGATAATCAAAAGGGAGTAACTTGGTTAGATGATTGTAGAATACCATTTGCAGGAATGAGTGATTCAGAACAATACGAGAGTGATAGAAAAGGATTTATAGAAAGAAGTTCCATAGAAGAAGGTTCGGTATATGCTGAAGAATATGGTGGAACATATAATTATGGATTTAAGAAACCGATTAGTAAAGATTTAGAACAATATAATAAGGATAATGTAGGTAGTCAGAAAAACTTTGATACTGAGGCAGACGGATTGTCCAGGGGAAATCAACCATCAAGAAAAACCACAAAGAGGAAACCGAGAGAAGAAAATACGGTATTTAAGACAAGTGGATTTAAGAGTGAAGATAATGATACAGCAGAAGCATCACCACTCGGTAGATTTGCAGCAAACTTGTTGGTAAGTGATGATGTGTTGAATGTTGAAAGTAAAGGTCAGTTAGCACCAACTACTGGTAAAGAACCATCTAATTACAAAGAGAATAATACACATGGTAGTTATTTGGGTTATCGTAAAGAAATGAAACCAAGAGATGATGGAAATTCATTCAGTAGATATTATAGTTTAGATGCTTGGTGGGAAGATAGGGTTAAGAAATTACCAGAAGAAATACAACGGACATTTCCATTTTTGATAGTTCCAAAGGCGAGTAAATCTGAAAAGAATAGTGGATTGGATAAATTTGAGACAAAACAGAAGGATGAAAGAACCGATGTAGGTAAGGGCTCTTTTACAGAAAAAGGATTACAGCCAGGTAAAAATATTCATCCAACCGTAAAACCAACAACCTTGATGAGTTACTTAGTTACACTTGGTAGTCGTAAAGATGATGTTGTATTAGACCCATTTTCAGGAAGTGGAACAACGGGAATTGCTTGTGTGTTTTCAGAAAGGAACTACATACTTATTGAAAGAGAAAAAGAGTATTTTAAGATACTAAAGGCTCGGATTGAGAAAGCAAAAAATCCAGCAGGATTAGTAGAAAATGAATGGTTTTAATCTATGAGTGATAAATCAACTTTAACACAATTTGGACACGTTTTTCAGGCCAAGATTATCTCGTCTTTACTATCAGATAAAAAATTTATACAAACTATATCAGATATTTTAGAACCAGATTATTTCGATAGTGATGCCAACAAGTGGTTATGTGAAAATATAAGAGATTATTTCTTTGAGTATAAAACTACACCAACTCTTGACGTGATGAAAGTTAAGATAGATGAGATGGAGAATGAGATTTTACAGGTTTCAGTAGTAGACAACTTAAAAGAAAGTTGGAGAAATGTAGAATCAACAGACTTAAAGTTTGTCCAAGAACAAACATTAGAGTTTTGTAGAAATCAAGTTATGAAAAATGCCATTATGGATAGTGTTGATTTGATTGAGGTCGGACAATATGACCAAATCAAAAAAATCGTGGATGAGGCAATGAAAGCTGGTTCAGATAGAGATTTAGGTCATGATTATATTGTTGGTATAGAAGAACGACTTACAAAATCTACAAGAGATACCGTAAAGACAGGTTGGGACCCAATAGACGAAGTTATGGATGGTGGATTAGGTAAAGGTGAATTGGGTGTTGTCGTAGCACCTGCTGGAATTGGTAAAACTTGGTGTTTACAAAATATCGGAGCGAATTCAGTTAAGAATGGATTAAATGTAGTTCACTATACATTAGAGTTAAATCAGAATTATGTTGGTTTGAGATACGATACAGTTTTTAGTGGAGTTACAACATCAGATATAAAATATTATCAAGACG